CCCGAACCCGACCCGACCGACCCGACCCGATCCCGACCGACCCCGATCATGTGGTCCAGCAACCCCGACCAACTGTCCCCCGACCAAAGACAAGGCACAATGGTCCCCGACCCGACCTCCCCAGACCCCGACCGACCCGACTTGAGGCCATGTTCCATTAACCCCCGACCATGGACCCCGTCAAACAAATATAGGTTGGAGGACGAGAGGGCCTTAACAAGGTAGAAACTTACGCCGCCAGACTGACAATAGGCGAAATTCCAAGCAACTTGGTGGGCTGATACATTTACACGGTTAGTCTTGGTTGTTTTTAGTTCTATCCAAAAGGGTATGCCTTCCGCACACACATGAACATCTGGAACGCCACCGCCATAGCGGTTTTCAATTCGTGTGGTGTGCCAACTCTTCGGCATTTTCTCCCTTAGTTTCTTCCAGAAGTTTGCCTCCGGTTTTTGTGTCATCTACAACCTCATATTCTGCGTCAAAGACGTTGGGGTGTGACTTTCTCAATTCAGTAAGTCGGGTTTCTATTTCTTCGCGGCTCATATTTTCGATAGCGTGGAAGTGATTTGTCTCTCGCCTGTCAGTAGTTAAACCACCCAAGGCGGATCGTGTTTTTTCAGCATTTATGGCGGCAGAAAATTGGCCTGTCTCTTCGGCACCCAAGGAAAGATCTCTTAGCCGTTTCAATTGCCCCATGAGAGTAACACCATATTTTCTTTCACGCTCTTCGCGTAACTCCATGATGTACTCCGCAACGTGCGGAAAATATTTGGGGTTCAAAAGTTTATGCGCTTGGATCTTCGCAATTCCATTCTTGTCGGAATATCCGGCCTTCCTCGCGCACTCAGCATTTGAGTGAGTGCCATCAACGAAGTGCCTTGCAAAAGTCTTTTGGCGGTTGGTCAATTTTCTGCCGTAGGACTCTTCTATTTCTTCCGCTTTGGTATCAATTCGCTTTTTCATCTCGTTACCCCTATATACACTCTTTTTCAAAACTAACCCTAGTTTCCCATGATTTCAAGGATGTCTTCGGCTAGAAAAGTGTAACGAAACACCCTAAAGTGTAACGATGTGTGACGGGAAGTGTAACGAGCAGTATTGTTATATTTCAGTTATTTAACTACTGTTTTTCGACACTCGTCACACTTTTACACTTTTTCATGTCCAAAAGTTGTTTTTCAAAAACATTTTTTTCATTTCGCCAGTATATATGTGACGGCAAAAGAAAACCCCCTAGTCACTAGGATGACTAAGGGGCATCTCCGTTGCGTTGTTTGATATTCTTGTTCGCCGAAATAGCAACCACTTTGAGGAAACGAACTGGCAGAATATCTTTTTTAAGCAGATGCCCTGATGACCACAACGCTAGCCTCACGAAATAATCCCTCAAAGTTAACTTTATAAACGCTCTCGCAATTCATCATCATCATAAGTGGAACAACACTTATTACATATCCACTTATCGTCTATAACTTCGTGTGGTGAGTTGCGAACATCAAACACGTTGCCGCAACAATCGCACATAGTATTGTCGCCGTAGTTTGGATCAACCCTATTCATTGTTCATTTCCTCAACCTTCGCATCTGGATAATCGGCGCGAAGATCTTGAATGCTGTCATATGTTTCTTGGACCGTGATAAATGCTTCGCCATCACATTCGGGGCAAGTCGAAGCTGAGAATAGCGTTTCGCTTCGTTGATGTTCAATTTTTCCAAAGCCTTCGCATTCGTGGCATTGATATTTGAGTTCGTATTCCATGTTACACCTTTAAATTACCTTGTTGACCTTTATACAGTACTCCCATACAATCCCATGGTCAATAACTTTTAAAGGAGAAATCAAGTGAATTATCAAGATACATTTTTTAACCAGTGCCTTGCAGATTTAGAAAAGCCGGAAGGCTGGAACAACTCAAGCTGGCACAACGATGCTTGCCCAAGCTGGTCCGTCAACGGCTGGCAAATCTTTATTGATCATCCAGAGCCAGATCAGCGTGAGCTTGGTCCTGACATTAAACGATTTAGCGTTGTGTTGGAGTCAGAATACGGTGAGGGCGAGCCATCGGTATTGGAAACAGACGCCTGGACCGAAGTGCTGACGTTTGTTGCCGAACCAGTTATGTCGCGGGAGGACTGAACGATGGAACAAGAAAAAAACTTTTACGAAATTTGGTTTGCTGATGGATCAGAACGCTCGCTTTTTAAGCCGTCCGAAATAGCGGCCTACGCGGAGCGGTTTGATTTTGATGCGAAGCAGTTACTTGAACATGGCGAGATTGATTTTGTAGATGAAGGGCAAATCATTGGCGGTGTTCAAACAATTACTTTTGAAAAAGAGGACTGAACAATGTCTACTAGAGCGGTTTATACTTTTTCGGATGAGGACACTGCGCCCATCCATGTTTACAAACATCACGACGGCTACCCTTACGCCTCTTTTGATAACGGGGAAGCCGGCGGTTTGCTTTGGATCAAGAAAGCAAAAGAAATGGCTTGGGAGTTGCCAAGGTTTGAGGCGGACGAGTTCGCCGCTTCATTTGTTGCGGCCAATAAAACGGAGTCGGGCGGCTGCCGCTTGATAACTACTGAACACCCGTGGGAGTACGCGAGTGATGCGGAATACTGGTACAAGATAAAACCAGCCGTTCCCGCACTTGATGTTTGGGTGGAAGTTTACGAAGTTGATTGGAGCCGGAAGCTACACCACAATTTGATAATGGAAGGGGCTCTCTCCGAATTAATTTCTAGTGAGCGGAAACGGCATAGTCGTTTGAGGGAGGCATCGTAATGAAATATTGTGTAGGGACATGCCATGAAGGGACAGACTTTGCTGTATTCATTGCTGAAGAGGACGACGAACAACTGACACTTTCGGAGGCAAAACAATTGGCCAGTGAACACGGACAGGGATATTTTCTGTTTGATTGCACTGCAAGCGAATATTACAGGGAGGCATCGTAATGTTAATTCATTTTGAAGCTTCGCCATACTATGGCGAGAAAGACGAGTTAGGTAATGAGCCTATTTTAGGGTGGGGCGTTTGGACCCCCTCTGATGGAGAATGGGTCATAGAAGATGGGCTAACCGAAGCTGAAGCCAAAGCCAAGGCTGATGAACTAAACAGGAGCCAATAACGGTTACCCAATTGAACATTTTAGTTTGACGGGACGGTCCGGCGGGGTTCATACTCCGCCGGACTACCTCCCTGTGAGTCGCGCCGATCCTGGAAGCGGCTCGAGAACTTGGCCCCAGCCGCAAGCTGGGGTCTTTTTTGTGCAGTCCCGACCCCGACCCGATTTAAACCCGACCCGACCCCGATTAAACATTTGACAGTGTACCATGGTCCATGATTATAATACCATTATATCACGGCAATCATGCTGGGATAAAATAAGGAGATGATTATGGGTTCTGTTATTGAAATTCTTCAACCGAAATTTAAGGTTGTTAGCTTGGTTCTCAAAAGCCGGAGCGGTTTGATTTGCCACGCCTACTCTGAGAAGGTTCGCAAAATGATGCAAGACAAACAAGCTGGTGTGAAGAAGGCGGCGAAACGTGAGAAGCGTGTTCCAGAGGAAGAGTATGAGGCTTGTTTTTACAAGTTAGATGATGGGACTTACGGTTTTCCTTGCAACGCTTTTAAGCAAGCGGCCATTCGTGCTTCGAAGATGGTTGATGGAATTACGATGACTGATGCACGTCAGATGTTTTTTATTCGTCCAGATGGTCGTGACATCGACCGTCAAATTGATTGTGTTCGCATTCATGGCGAACCTGTTATGAGGACGGATGAGGTGAAGGTCCAACAGTCTATGGATTTGCGTTACCGTCCTGAGTTTCCCGAATGGTCAGCGACGTTAAATATCGAGTACGACGACGACAACATCACGTCTGATGCGATTGCCTCACTTCTTTATCGTGCCGGTATGTCAGTTGGAGTTGGAGATTGGCGTCCAGAGCGCAACGGCGATTTTGGACGTTTTGAAATTGGTGATGTTGCTGTCGATCAATTTGAAGAGGCGGCATAATGTTAGATAAAAATGTTTTGGCTGATCAATTAGAAAAAATTGATTCAACGGAAAATGGTTTAACGCCGGAAGCAGTTGTCAGGGTCGCAAGTGACCCTGACAATCCTCTTCATTCTCAATTTGAGTGGGATGACAAGAAGGCGGGGCATATGCACCGTCTTCAACAAGCACGATCCTTAATTAAACGTGTGAAGATTATCACCCCAGCGGGAAACTTGACGCCTAAGTATGTGTCGGTTGAAATTTGTCACCAGCGCCAATACGAACCACTGCATCGCGTGGTCCAAGACCAGCCCAAATTTGATTTTGTTCTCAAAGAGGTTCTGGTTCACATCGAAGAACTGTCGTCAAAGATCGAAGCTCTTGCGGATCTTTCAACTAAAGACGAACAAGTTGAACGGGCTCACGAGATGCGGAATGTTTGTAAGGATCTTCGTCGAGTTGCAGAGCTTATTCTCTAAAAGGCAGTTGCGGCAAGGCAACGCACGGCGGGGCGAGGTCGGGTTAGGCGTGGCGTGGCAACGCATGGCAGTTCCGGCATGGTTTGGCAAGGTTAGGCAAGGTGCGGCAAGGCGCTGCGGGGCAAGGTAAGGTAAGGCAGTTCTGGCGTGGTTTGGCGGGGTAGGGAGCGGTCAGGCTCGTCAAGGCAAGGCAGTTACGGCGGGGCGACGTCTGGCACGGCCACGCACGGCATGGTATGGCAAGGCAGTTATGGCAAGGCTCGTCAAGGCATGGTTGGGTTGGGCCACGCATGGCAAGGCAAGGCAGTTCTGGCGTGGCAAGGCAAGGCTTGGTCACGCACGGCATGGCTTGGCAAGGCAATTAAGGCATGGACATTGGTCCATGTTTGATGTTAGGATTTCAATTATTCATTTAGAAAGGAGAAAGTGAGATGCCGAATTGGACACAGAACGAATTAACCGTTGAGGGCGAAACGAAAGAGGTTCGCCGTTTTCTCAAACACATGGGCGAGGGGTTTTCTTTTGAGAAGATCATTCCCATGCCCGAAGATTGTTTCAGGGAGAACTTGGGCGAAGCGGAGAGAAAAGAGTGCGCGACCAAGGGTATTCCCAATTGGTACGATTGGTGTTGTGAGAATTGGGGAACCAAGTGGGATTGCTCTGAAGTTGAGATAGATCAGATTGCCTGTACCACAACCTCTAAGTACAGTTGGGTGACCTACAGATTTCAAACGGCGTGGGATGCGCCACACCCTATCATTTCAAAACTGAAAGCTGATTGGCCAGACCTTGCCTTTTATGGTGGGTATGTCCATGAGGGTTACGAAGGCTGTGGGAGTTTTTGACATGAGATATTATGTAATGTGCTTGACGGGTGAAGAACGCGATGCCGTTTTGGATCTTGTTCGATCTACTTTGAACAAAGACGATTACCCTTCGTTTTTAACCTATTGTCAGTTCCATATGCCAGATGGTGATCATGCTTCTCTAAACCGCAAGCTTACGGCTGTTGAGAAGAAGCTTGAACTACCATCAAGATCCTACAACCAAGCAGAAAGGTTTGTGTCATGAAAAACCAAGTCATTTCTTTATACGATTACACGGGCGAAGCACTTCAACCGTGGGCAGAGGCCGGCTATGACTGCTTCGCGTATGACATCCAGCATATTGCTAAACCAATGGACATAACAGGATTGAAAAAAGTGAGAAAATGTCCTTCGGTTTTTTACTTTCATGCGGATCTTTACGATCACGAGACATTGCTGGAGATCTTGGTGCGGCATTCGGGGAAGGTAGCTTTCATGTCAGCATTTCCACCTTACAATGACTTGAGCGCATCGGGTGCCGTGTGGTGGTCAAAGAAGAGTGCTGAAGACCCTCAGTTTCAAAACAATGCAGCGGAGCACGTTAAAAAGTGTTCGTTTTTAGGGGCGGCGTTTGGTTGCCCCCACTACATCGAGAACCCTGTCGGCGCCTTGTCCAGGTTGTGGAGAAAGCCCGACCATGTGTTTAACCCTTATGAGTTTGGGGGTTATCTGGCACGGGATGATCAGCACCCCCGTTGGCCAGATATAATACCACCACGGGATGCCTATCGAAGGCGCACTTGTCTTTGGACAGGTGGCGGTTTTACAATGCCAGAGAATAAGGATGTTCCTTTTATCAACGTGGTATGCAAGCGCAAAGATCCCAAGAAAGGGGTTAACTACTCACCTATTCAAGTAAAGACGGGTGGGAAATCACTGAAAACCAAGAACATCCGAAGTGCGACACCGCGAGGTTTTGCGAAGGCGGTATTCTTGGCAAACCAAAGAGACATTGACGCTCGTTTTGGCGTCGGAGGAGAAATATAATGCTTGATACAGAAAAAGTTCCATGCCCCGTGTGCCACGGCAATGGGTACGTGCGTGACGAAGAAGGAACGGCTGGCTGTGATACCTGTGATTGCCAAGGCGAAATCACGGCTGAACAAAAAGATTACCTCGAGGATTTAATTTTATGAAAAGGAAGAAGAAAATGGGTTGGGAATATTTTGCTATGATTTTTGTCGGCTCTTTGAT